AATCCGAACACGGACAAGCACTACGAGAAGATTCAGAGCCTGGTTGAGGATGAGTTCCCGCAATACTTCGACAAGAAGACCCAGCGTCCGCGGCGTAAGCCCCCGGTCCAGGAGTCTGGTCGGAAGGCGCCTACCAAGCGTAGTCGCCGGCCGGGCAAGGTCGTAATCACCAGAACGGACAAAGCGAACATGATGAGGTTCGGGCTCGACCCGCAGAACCCCAAGCACATTCGCGAGTACGCACGGAACAAGCGAGACTGAGGAGTAGAGAACGATGGCACAGACAAAAGCACAGCGTCAGGAGGCAGCACGTAAGGCGGCCGAGACGCGCAGGAAGAACCAGCAGAAGCTGGAACAGATTGAGAACGAGCAGCCCAACCCGCATGAGGTGAAGGTGCTGCACGACACGAATGAGGTTGCGCACGAAGAGGCGCACCAGGTGCCCAGGGATTTTCCGACGAACTGGAACCGGGCATCAGATTTAGAGGCTCCGCCGCCGCGGCCGGGCTTCGTCCAGAGGTGGATCAGAACGGCCACCTCAAAGGGCAATGACCCCAGGAACGCGAATAAAAAGTTCCGTGAGGGATGGCGACCACGCAAGGCATCTACGGTGCCTGGGGGCTTTCAAGCTCCAACCATCGCACACGGTCAGTTCGGGGAAGTGATAGGTGTGGAAGAGATGATTCTCTGCGAGATGCCGATCAAGCTCTCACTGCAGCGCCAAGCATTCTATGAAGGGAAAACGGCGAAGCAGACCGAGGCGATCGAGAAAGACTTGCACAGGGTCGAACGTCCGGGTATGCCGATTAGATATGGCAACCGGACAAAAGTGGAGCGAGGGCAAGGCCCCCGCGTCCCGAAAGTCCAAGGCACCGATGCTTTCGCTGACGACCCGGACTTCCAGGACTAGGGAAGCCAACTGTCCTCGTATGTTTTGAAAACATAACGGAGGATAAACCATGAGCTTTTCTCTTGGTAAAGACCGGCCTAACGGCTTGGTCCCTTTGCGTCACCTCACCGGTGGCGTCATCCGTGCATCCGAATATACCATCGCTTCTGCGTATGCTACCTCGATCTTCTCCGGTGACCCGGTGAAGACTGTTGGTACCGGCAAGACAATCGCACAAGCGGCGGCAGGGGACACCATTCTCGGTGTTTTCGCAGGATGTCGGTTTACGGACGCAAACGGCGACACTCAGTTCAAGCCCTACTGGCCCGCCAGTACGACTGCAACGAACATCGTCGCGTACGTCTTTGATGACCCCCAGATCGTTTACGAAGTCCAGGCAGATGACACCGTGGCAGCCGCCGCGCTCGGTCAGAGCTTTGACGTCGTGGTCGGCTCGGGTTCTGCAACAACTGGTCGTTCGGCGGTCGAACTCGATGCCTCTACTGCAGGCGCGACCGGTCAGCTTCGTAGCATTGGATTCGTTGACCGAATCGATGCGGCTACTACTTCGGCATACCCGAAGCTTGAAGTCGTGATCGGTGAGGCCGAGTACAAGGCCGCGCTGGCTGGCGTGTAAGGGAGGAACTGAACAATGATGAATCGCAGTAACTTCCGCAAGCAACTCCAGGAGGGTTTGAACACCGTGTTCGGCATGGCGTACAAATCTTACCCGGAGGAATGGCGGCAGATTTTCGAGGTCACGAACTCGAACAAAGCCTACGAAGAAGATGTCCTGATGGCCGGCCTGGGCGCTGCCCCGGTTAAGGCTGAAGGCGGCGGCGTGTCCTACGATGAAGGCGCTGAGAGCTACGTTTCGCGGTACAACCACGAGACCATCGCCCTTGCGTTCGGCATCACCGAGGAAGCGCTGGAAGACGGCCTGTACGGCAACCTCGGCGCCAAATACGCCAAGGCCCTGGCCCGCTCCATGCAGCACACCAAAGAAGTCAAGGGTGCAAACATCCTGAACAACGGCTTCAGCGGCAGCTACCTGGGCGGCGACGGCGTCGCTCTCTTCAGTACCGCACACCCCCTGTGGGCGGGCGGCACTCTGGCGAACACCTTCTCGACCCAGGCTGACTTGTCTGAAGCGTCGTTGGAAGAAGCCCTCATCACGATCCATGACTGGACCGATGAGCGCGGCATTCCGATCGCTGCTGATGCCAAGAAGCTGGTCATCCCGACCGATCTCCAGTTCATCGCGGAGCGCATTCTTATGTCTCCGTATCGTTCTGGCACGAGCGACAACGATGTCAACGCAATGAAGAACATGGGCTTCTTCAGCGGCGGCGTCGCGGTCAATCACCGCCTGACCGATGCTGATGCCTGGTTCATCGTCACGGACTGCCCGGACGGCCTGAAGCATATGTCCCGCGTCAAACTGAAGCGTGGCATGGAAGGCGACTTCGAATCCGGCAACATGCGTTACAAGACCCGCGAGCGTTACAGCTTCGGTTGGTCTGACTGGCGCGGTGCCTTCGGTTCGAGCGGCAACGGCTAAAGCCACTCCTGCGGGAGGACAGACTCCTCAGGCGCCTGGTCCGGGCGTAATAACGGACAGGGCACCCCGGCTTCGGCCGGGGAGCCTTTCAAAATGCGGCTATGGATTGCGGCCGCATCTTGAAGGGTTACACCTTCAGCCAAGAACACGCGGGGCCATGGTGGTCAGCGCGATTCCACAGGAGGAAATTCAATGGCTAGAAATACCTACGGCGGTTACATCCGTCAATGCGGCTCTGGCAAGAGCCTGAACGGCGCCACGCCGGCGCCTGTCGTATCTGCACTCACCGTCACCGGTGTTGACGCCACGCAGGCCTCCGCGGCCGCAGGCGTCACGCTCCCGAAGGGCGCTCGCGTCCTCGATGTCCTGACCAACGGTAAGGGCACCGGCGGCACCAGCCCGACGATCGATATCGGCACGGCCACCAACGACGACGCGTTCGTCGCTGAGGGCGATGCTGATGGTGGCCTGAAGTCCTCGCTCGCTGCTGGCGTTGCCGGCTCTGAGGTCCTGAATGCCACGGCCCTGGCCGCAGACACTCCGGTGTACGCAGGCAAGGGCGCATCGGCGGCCACGGGTGGCACGTTCGATTTCACCATTCTGTTCGTGATGGAAGACGACGGCGCTCTGCAAGACTAACAAGGGGTAACGACCATGGCACAGAGACCATTCGAGTCCAACACCCTAAGCACGGTCACGACCCAGACGATGCCCCTGGACTACTACGCCCAGGGTTACTCGTTCAATGCGATTGTCACCGGTACGATCACGTACCAGGTCGACTACTCTCTCGATCCGGACCCGCGACGCAATGGCGTCACGAACTGGGTCGCCGGTGGAGTGATCGCATCGGGGTCGGTAGACGCTCAGGCGCAGCTTGACTATCCAGTCACAGCTATCCGTCTGAACGTAACCTCAGTCTCAGGTGGGACAGTCAAGCTACAAGTCGTAACGAAAGACGACATAGAGTAACCACAGGAGTCCATCATGGCAGCAACGGGTACATTCTTATTCAACCCGGAGTTCGCGGAGCTTGTGGATGATGCTTTCGAGAGAGCAGGAATTGACCCAGCGGATGTGGGCGCCAGGCACATAAAGTCTGCCGCCCGCTCCGCTGAGTTCCTTTTCTCCGACTGGCACAACCGGGGCGCGAAACAGTGGACGATGGTGAAGTACAGCCTGCCGCTGGTTGCAGGCACGGCGAGCTACGCCCTGCCGGCCGGCGCCTACGACATCTTCCACGCCACGTTCAAGGACGCGGACGGGAAAGAGACCGAGATGTATCCGGTCTCCAGGTCTGACTACAACTCGATCTACGATAAGACGGTCCAGGGCGAGCGCCCGGATCGATACTTCGTGGACAAATCGTCGTTCATCGGGGCGGACCCGAAGTCGACCATCTACCTGTGGCAGGTTCCGAACACGAACGCGGCCGGTGGCACCATGGAGATGTGGTACATGCGCCGCATCAATGATGCCGGCCAGCCAACCGCAACGACGACGCTGGACATCCCGTACCACTGGATGGAGGCGTTCACTGCCGGCCTGGCGTTCAAGCTGGCAGCGAAGTTCAATCTGGAGCGCGTTGCGTTCCTGAAGTCCGAGTATCTCGGCGACGACCCGAAGCGCGCAGACAGTCATATGCCTGGCGGAGCCCTGGGGCGCGCGCTTGACGCAGACAGAGAGACGGCACCGTCAGTGTTCCGAGTCCGATATGACCGCGGGAGGCGCTAACGATGGAGGTCGGTCGGTACGCAAGGGGCAGCAAGGCATGGGGTCACTGTGAGCGGTGTGGTATTCGCCATCTGCTCAGCGCGCTCGTCAAGGACGGCCAGTATCCGGACATGCTGGTATGCACCGAGTGCTACGACCCGAAGCATCCGCAGGAGCGGCTGCCTGTAATCTTTGACCCTGTCACGCTGTACGACCCGACCGGAGACCTGGACTCACAGACATCTGGCGACGCAGACGCCGGCGAGGATATGGCGCCGCCGGCAAACGACCAGCCCGAGTTCGACAGTGGATGCACTACCGGTCTCGGATACCTGCACGATGCGCTGGTCACAGAGGCCGTCACAGACTCGTATAGCGTCAAGTTCGACACGCCGATCCCTACCATCGACTATGACGTCACCGTGTACGTCGAGACCGGTGATGAGAGCGGCGTATTCACTCAGCACGAGATCGACGCAGTCAACCAGGGCGGAGAAGGCCCGAACGCGACCACGTTGCACTTCTTCCAGAGAGTGACGGCCGAGGTCGGCTCTAGGATTTATTTAGGGCCTCAGGGCTCTACGGGGCTGTGCAATGCGCCGCCGTCAAGCACGGTCGTGTTCATCGCAGGCACAAGCGTAAGGGTATCCGTTGACCCGGCGACGCCTCCATCGGGGACAGACAGATGAGTAACGTAGACAAATACGGAAGCATGCTGTACTTCCTCGTCGGGGCAGAGTCAGCCATCGCTGATGACTCCCCCGGCGCGCGCGTCGTTACGCCAGTCGGCGTGACCGCACTGAGCGCATCACAGGCGAAGTTCGGATCGAACTCGATCGGCAATGAAGCCGCGTCCGCCACAGAGAACACGAACTACACCAGGATTGCCCCCAACGATGCATCAGAGTTCATCATCGCAGACGGCGATGACTGGACGTTCGAGGGGTGGTTCTACCCGACCTCGATAGAGATAGACATGGGCATCTTCTCTACAGAGAGCGGCAGCGCGGCGGCGGGGTTTGGCCTGTATTACGACACCACCACAACGCTAAGGCTCTACGCTTCAGAAACTGGTTCTGGCTCCTCTAATGAGTCATGGTCAACGTCAGGGATGACGATCGGCCAATGGAATCACATTGTTCTGCAGCGCCGCTACTCTACCCCAACTCTTGTCTACTTCGACCTGTGGATAAACGGGGTATGGAAGGGGCAGAATTCCGCTACCACAAATTTCAATGGGACGATGAACGCGAACAACGAAAACTTCGCGATAGGGAAGCCGTGGTTCACGACTGGGGACAAGGACTTCCGCGGGTACTACGAGGACGTCAGGTTTACGGTGGGGATCGCTAGATACACCGAGGGCGCAGACATATCTGTCCCAACATCTCCGTACAGTCCGTCTGGCATTGAAGGTGTGGCCACAATCAGGTCTAACAGGAATGAGCTTGTATGGACGCCCGATAACACGAACTCAGCGGCGAACATTGAAAATGCGATGAAGGCGAACGCGGCAGTATGGACCGGATCGAGCCTATTTGTTGGTGGGTCTGACTACGACGACCCGACGATCGGACGCTTGATCAAATCGGCAGATGAGACTGGACCGCCTGACTCATTCTCTGATATCTCTGCGAACCTGGGCAACACGAATCCGATCGCTTCAATGGATGCCATTGAGTTCGACTCGAACTTCTGGAGCGATGTCTACTTCGATTTCAAAATGGATGACGCAACAGACACCGGACCAGACTCTCTGGCCGTGACTGACGCAGGCGCCGATCTCGATGTTGCATATTCCAGGTATGGCGGAGCCGGCGACAAGGGGATGCAGATTCTTGATTCGATCGCAACCGATCAGAGTCTTGGCGTTCCATCGAAGCGCCTTGGTGACGAGTTCACTATTGAGTTCGACCTGAAGATGCTCACAGACAACCCAACCACCGCCGCGGCGATATTTGCATGCGGAGATAAGAGCAGTACTTTCTCCACGCCGTATCAGTGGTACCTCCTTTACACCGGCGGTAGTGTGAAGGATGTCGGTCTCGCAATAAGGGACGCAGTAGGAAATCCTGCTTTGTTTGTCAATGTTGACAATGGCTCTTGCGCTGTCTCAGAAGGATGGAAACACATATGCTTCATGCGATATTACGACGGCTCAAACTACATCACGATGTGCTTTGTAGATGGCGTTCCTCAGATCGATAATGATTCTGTTTCTAGTCCAGATATTGCTGGGTACACAGGGCAAATCACAGCCGTTGGGTATGAGCTTAATTCCGGAACATTCATGGACGCGCAGATAGACAATTTCAGGATAACCGATATTGCGAAGTATCGCCCTGCTGGGTTCACCCCTCCAACTGGACCGCTTCCGGATGGGGCTGTACAGGCGAAGCGCCTGATGGTCGGCGGTGATAACGCGATGTTTTTGACATCCACAGACGAGGCCTTGTCGTTCCTCTCCAAGGACCTTCCGTTTATATCAGGTACGGCAAAGGTCACGGCCATCGCAAGCAGCTACGCGAACCAGATCGCATGCGCTGTGACAGACGCAGGGGATGCATACTTCTCTGAGGACTACGGATACTCGTGGGTCAATGTCGAGGCGCCAGGCGGAGAATGCACAGGCGTAGCCATCGATGAAGCATCTGGGCGCATTGCGACGATGACTGAGGTGGCGACTGTCGTCAACGTCAAGTACACGACTGACGGATCGTCCTGGCAGACATCGACCGGCCTGTCTGAGTCCTCTGGAGTCTCAGGAAAGATCGCATGCAATGGCGCCGGCGTATGGTGCGCGGCGATCAAAGGCAACACCATCTACGTGTCCACGGATAACGCGGCGAGCTTTTCCTCGGCCTTGACTACAGACGCAGGAGACGTATTCACGGACATCCAGTATGACGGCGGAGACGGGATAGATAACCCAGGTGTCGGGTTCATCGCATGCGGGTATGACTCATCTCTGTTGCCATTCGTTTATACCAGCCTTGACGGATCGACGTGGGGCAAACAAGTAATTACCGGTGCTGTCGCTGGAGCTTCTGCTTACGCGATAGCATCAAACCCTGAGCAATGAGCATTTACATAAGGAGATAAAAATGCAAAGGCCATATGAAGCAACACTCGACGCGCCAACACTTCCAGCGCAAACGATCATCCCGATCAATGCGTATGGGTCTGGCGTCGGCGGATCAATAACGATTACATCAGGATCACCTACGTTCCAGGTCGATTACACCTTGGCTCCGAACGTGTTCTTTGGTGTCGACGAGGAGGACTGGGTAATTGGAGGCGCTCTCGCAAGCGGAACCGAGGAAGCAACATTCGACCTCCCCTTCGGTGTGACTGCGATCAGATTGCAGATCACCGATGGAGACGGCGGTATCAAGTGGAACGGATTGGGGAGATGTGGTACTGGAGGCGAGCCTCCTTCAGGCCCGGCTCCAGGTGAGACATTACCAGGATTCGCATGGGCTGGAGAGGAGCTGACTGATCTGAGGGGCCATACAATGACGCCTGTCGGTGGGGCTGATATAGCTACCACTTTCTTGTTCGATACTGGTAGTCCAAAGTTTGGGACATATGTTCTTACTGGCCCGGCACCAGAGACTGGAGCTGAAACAGTCGATGTCTGCGGAATAACGGTTGCTGGTAACGGAGACGACTTCGTCCTTGACGGTGACTTCACAATGGAGTTCTGGGCATATTTCGGTGGAGTCACAAAGAACAGGGTCGTTGCCCGCTCTCAGTTTGTAAGCGGCGCACCGACTGGAAATGCCACTGCCGCTGGGGCGCATGACTGGGCCCTCAGGCATCAAGGAGGAAGGGCGTACCTTGATGTATGGGACGGGTCAGCCTGGAGGGGAGGCGGCGGGTCGCCTGTGGGTAATGGATGGTCCCACTTTGTGTATCAGAGAGACGTTTCTGCTTCAAAGCTATATTTTGGAGCAAATGGACAGTGGCAGACATTCGATCTTGACGCGACAGGATCACGCCTGTGTATGAACGGCCCTCTCGGAGCATCGGGGCAGGGACTGTATCTCGGAAGAGGGGCTGTCCTGTATCTTGCGACTGTCGATGACATTACGTTGTATGACGGTATCGATGGCATCAAGATCACCAAGGGTTCAATGCTTTACGACCCGACTGCTCCGTACACTGTCCCAGCAGTGCCATTCAGTTAATTGGGAAATTGGGAGCCCCGGCTTCGGCCGGGGCCCTAACAAAAGGAAAAGAACATGACCACATACAATGATCTGATCTCAGACATTCAGGCGTTCGCAGAGAACGATAACACTGAGTTCACGGCAGAGCTTCCAGAGATCGTCATCCGCGGCGAGCTTCGCCTTATGCGGATGCTTGACCTCGAACTGTTCGAGTCGACAGACGAAAGCCTCACTGCGCAGACGACGAGAAGCATGACCCTGCCGTCAGGAGTGATCCAGGTCGAAGAGATGTGGCATGCGGACAATGGAGATAACGCCTGGTCTTTGGTGTACCCGGCGAAGTATAGTAGGTGCCTGGAATACGCCCCGGACGACGACACGACCGCTGCCGTCCCGAAGTATTTCTGTCAAGACACGACCACCACACTCTACGTGTCTCCGACCCCTGCCGCATCGTCCGACTATAGGCTGCGCGTGATCAAGCGCCCGAACGGTCTTGCGACAGGCAACCAGAACACCTGGCTCTCGGACAACCTGGGCGATGCGCTGCTCTGGTCGTGCATGATTGAGGCATGGATATTCCTCAAGAACGAAACGCGCAGGCAGGAGGCCGCGGACATGACTGCCAGCCTGCTTGCACCGGCCCTTAAGGAAGTCGAGAAGCTTCGCCGGAGAACGTACAAGGAAGTAGCGAACATGGAGAAGGCAAATGGCTAGTACATATACCGATCTGCTCCGGCTTGAGAAACAGGCCGATGGAGAGAATGAAAATACGTGGGGGCAGATTCTCAATGCACAGCTTGAGCTGCTCGAAGACGCAATCGCCGGCGGCGTATCACTGACGCTTGCCGCATCAGACGTGACCCTGTCCACGAACAACGGCGCGACAGATCAGTCTCGAGCGATGTTCATCGACTGCGGTGGAACCATCACCGCGAACATCAACATCATCGTTCCGACGTCCACCAAGTTCTACATCGTGAACAACGGCGCAACCCAGACTGTTGCAGAGACGGTTACGGTCAAGACTTCAGGTGGCTCCGGAGTGGTGATACCAAACGGAGAGTGCCGGATCGTTGTCTGTGATGGTACAGACGTGATCGAGGTCACGGCCACGGCTGGCGGCACGATCGATGCGGACACTCTGGACGGCGTCGATGGAGCGAACTATGCCCGCATAGATGCAAGCAACGAGTTCCAAAAGGGAAACGCTGTTGCACCTGAGACGGGGACGGGCACGACACTGACCCCAGACCTGGAAGAGAGCAACGTGTGGAACTGGGGCCCGCTGACCGGCGCAACCACGATCGCTAACCCGACGAACACGACAGGACGCGATGGCCAGTCCTTCCTGATCAAGATCAAGAACAATGCGTCCACGCCGTACTCGATCTCATGGGGAACGAAATACAGGTTCAGCGGAACGGCGCCAAGCGGAACCGCATCGGTGAGCGCGGTAGACATCTACTCGTGCTACTACGATGAAACAGACGACCTGGTGTACGTGAACTACGTGCTAGATGTAACGACGGCAGCGTAAGGAGGAGACATGGTCTTCCCGATATTCTGGTTAGGTGGTGGCGACAACTGCGTCCTCACTCACGTAATCGACAGCAACGCGACAGATTGGAACCTGCTAGAGAACATGGCCTGTGTGCCATCGACGGCGGTGACGGTGACCATTACCGTTGAGGCCGGAGTCGTTCTCAGCGGGACCATGGACCTGTCCGGGCTGCCGGCCGGCTCTGTGATCAACCTCACAAACGAGGGCGCCATCATTGGAGACGGCGGAAACGGCGGGAACGGATGCCAGCTCTGGGTCAATGAGGTTGACGCCTGCGGCACGTTCAAGGCTGGTACCAACGGTGGAGGCGGCGGGTCGGCCATTTCTCTTGGATCGGACACGACTACCCTCAATATCACGAACGCATCCGGATACATCTGGGGCGGCGGCGGTGGTGGGGGCGCCGGAGGCTCTGCATCCACGTATGCCGTCATCACAGCCGGAGGTGGCGGTGGAGGCGGCGCAGGAGCGGTTCCTGGCAGCGGAGGCAGCCCAGGAGAGTGGCAGGGCGCTGCAACGCGCGCAGGCACCGCAGGATCGCCCGGAGCGACGTATCCGTCCACTGGTGGCGGTGCAGGCGGCTCTGCCGGCGCAGGGACGCCCACGGGCGGTGCTGGAGGGTCTGGTGGCGATTACGGCCAGGCCGGCTCCGCTGGATCATCTCCAGGCGCGGGTACGTGTACCTGCTCTGCCACTACAGGCGGAGCGGCCGGCAAGGCTGTCGCCGGGCCGAGCGCAACAATCAATTTCGCATCGGGCGGCTCGAGCCCGAACGTAGAGGGGGCCGTAGGATAATGTTGATGAACCTTAGACTGGCGCCCGGCATCTTCACAGAAGGAACCGACCGGGGCTCAGACGGCCGCTGGCGCGATGGGAACATGGTCCGCTGGCGCAACGGACTCCCGGAGAAGGTGGGCGGATGGGACCAGGTTGACCTGGTTGACAACGCGACCGGAGATACAGCGTCGGCCGACTCGTTCGCTCTCAGCGGCGTAGCCAGGAACATGCACGACTGGTCAACCCTGGACGGAAAGGAATTGACCGCGATCGGCACGAACAACAAGCTGTACCTGATGGTGGATGACAACATATACGATATCACGCCACTAAGGGCCAGCACGACGCTGACGGACCCGATCACCACGACATCCGGATCGCCAGTCGTTACGATCACTCACACAGCTCACGGAGCGTCGGCCGGGGACTATGTAACCTTCACTGGCGCGACCGCGGTAGGCGGGATTACGATCGATGGTGAATACGTTATAACCGACGTGCTCACCCCTGACACCTACACAATCACTCACACGAGCAACGCCAGTGGCAACGCCAGCGGCGGAGGCAGCGTGGGGGTTGAATATCAGATATCAACAGGCGGGTCGGCAAACGGTGTGGCGTTCGGGTATGGCGCATGCACCTGGGGCGTGGGCACGTTCGGCACTACAAGGTCGGCGTGTTCCACCCTCATTATCCCGCTGCGAATCTGGTCGCTTGACAACTGGGGCGAAGACCTCATTGCCAGCACTTCTGACGGCCCGGTGTATGTCTGGGACAGAACGCTCGGGTTTAACTCCCGCGCCGTCCTGATTGACGAGGCGCCGGCCATCAACCAGCGAGTTCTTGTGTCGCCAGAGAACAGGCAGCTGATCTGCCTTGGGACCGTGGACCCTGACACCGGTCAAAGCGATCCCCTGTTCATCGAGTGGTCAGACAGCGAGGACTACACGGATTTCGTGATCACGTCGACGAACAACGCAGGCAACAAGCGCATCGACTCTGGCTCTGCAATCATCACCGGGACCAGGACGCGCTCGGGTATCCTGGTCTGGACAGACGAGTCTCTCCACCTGATGCAGCCAACCGGAGACAGCACCGTCTTCTCGTTCAGGGAGATGGGATCAGGGACGACGATAGCCGGCCCGAACGCAATGGTGGATGTCAACGGCGTTGTCTACTACATGGGCGTGGACAACTTCTTCCGCTTCGACGGTGTTCTCCAGGTCATGCCTTGCGAGATATGGTCACAGGTTTTCAACAACTTCAACGTCAGCCAGAGACGAATGGTCTTCTGCGCGCAGAACAAGGAGTTCTCAGAGATATGGTGGTTCTACCCGCCGGCCGGGCAGAACGAGAACCAGAAGGCCGCGGTGTACAACTACCGCGAGAACACCTGGTGGTTCGGCAATATAGAGCGCGCGTCATGGCTGGACTTCTCTGGCGTGTACGAGAAGCCGTACGCTGCAGACAACGACGGCAACATATGGAAGCACGAGAGTGGAGTCGATGAGACCGCGGCTGACGGCACAGAGACTGCGATCAGCTGCTTCCTTGAGTCAGATGATATTGAGATCGGTGAGGGCGAAGACCTTGTCCACATCAACAAGATGATCCCTGACTTCAAGAGCCTGACCGGCACACTCGATCTTTATCTGAAGGCGCGTCAATATCCTGGCGCATCCCAAACCACAAAGGGCCCGTACTCGATCACCAGCTCCACCACAAAATCGAGCGTGAGGATACGTGGCCGCCAGGTCGCATTGAGGATATCAATGGATACTGTAGGCGATGATTTCAGGATGGGTACCTGGAGAGCGGACGGCGTAGCAGATGGGAAGCGGTAATGTCAATTCAGGTCAGCCTTCCACAATTTGGTGACAAGTATGAAGGGGAAAAGCTCAGGAGGCTCGCCCAGGAAGTCGAGCGACTGGCGAACCTGGCGTCCACCGGGGGTTCATCGTCATCCGGAGGAGGAGGTTCTAGCGATACGTTTGAAGGCCTTTCGGATACGCTATTCGCAGGACTGGCAGAAGAAGACCTCGCCTTCTACGACATTGACGACGGGCTCTGGAAAAATCGCCCGCTCGGGCTCAGCGACATTACGGAAGGAATGGTCACGCAGCACCAGGCTGCGCTCTCGATATCTGCGTCGCAAGTAAGCGGACTCGGCGGGCCATATGCCGCGCTCAGTCACACGCACACCGAGTCAGACATCACTGACCTTCAGGCCTACCTACTGGCAACCAGCAGCCCGACAATCACCGGCGCGTGGTCGTGGCAGGCTGACGTTGTCCTGGAGAACAACTACCGGCTCCGCGGAGAAGACACGGGCGGCTCTCCGTACAACCTGATTGGGGTCACAGCTGGAGACAGCGTTGCCCTCGGGTCCTCATCTCTCCCGATGTCGATAGCCGCGACGGCCGTTACCATCGGCGCGGATACGAACGTGACGGGGACGCTATCAGAAGGCGGCGTCCTTGTCGTCCTTGAGAACAGGTCTGTCAGCACAGATGACGGGCTCGAGGGCGGTGGTGACCTTTCTGCAGACAGAACCATAGGGCTCGCATTCGATACGCTGCCGCTCGATACACCACTGGCCGCGGACGAGTTCGCGTTCTATGACGCGGTCGATGGGGTGCATAAGGCTATAGCTTGGTCAGACCTTCAAGCTCAGATAGACCACGGCGCGCTAAGTGGCCTGGCAGATGACGACCACACGCAGTATTCGCTTGTCGATGGGACCAGGGCTTACACGGGTATCCAGACATTCGTTGCGGCCGACACCGGTCAGGCTTCGATAAACCTCCCGCATGGGACAGCACCAACTACACCAGATGATGGTGACGTATGGACGACCACGGCCGGAATGTATGTGCGCATCAACGGATCAACGGTTGGGCCTCTCGGTACCGGTGGTGGCGGAGTAAGTGCATTCGATGATCTGTCCGACGTCGATCTTACCGGGGCGGCAAACAATGACCTACTGTTCCGCTCAGGCGGGAACTGGGTAGATACAGCCGGTAAGCTCACATGGAATGGGTCTGTTCTTGCTGCGAATACCGAAGCGAATTCGAGCACAGCTCTTCATATCGGCGAGACAACGACACTCCGCGGTGATTCTCAAGACTCGTATATGAGGCTCTATGGTGAACAGACAGGAGCAATTGCGTATGGCGCGATAGCATTTAACGGAGCCAACTTTAGTGTAAGTTCAAATACCACTTCTGCAATGCAGTTTAGCGACGTTGATGTTGATCTGATCAGTGGTGCAATTCTGCGCATTCGAGACAGCGCGAACACAGACATTGCGGACTTCAGTCATGATGGAACGGACTTCAATCTTGACTTCACGAATACGACCGCGTTCAACATAAATGATATCGGCCTGACCGTAACGAACGGGTATTACTACAGCTCCATAGGAGAAATGATACGAGGCGCAGACACTTGGCTTAGGCTCAATTCTGCCGGAGACTTCACCAGTGGAATCTATTGTGGAACGGGAATATTCAGGACAGATGGCACGTTCCAAGTCGGCTCAGGCGGAGCCAATGTTGTCATGGGAACGACCGGTGAGTTTACCTTTAAGCCAGCCGGAAGCTATGCGAACTTCTACACCGCGGCAGGCACGGCCGGTGGACTAACAATAAGGGACGGTGATACATCTACAATCGGATTGTATGTGTATACCGACGCAACCGCCGCGAATGGTGGCCTGCTTTCCGGGAGTGGCAGTTGGTCCGTCAAGATTCCATTTGCTGGCGGACAGGTTTTTCTTGCTGGTGACAGCGTGGGCCACTTCGAGACAGTCACAGGGAGCTATGGCTCCGTGCAGGTCGATGGGGTAGAAGGATCAAGTGGTACCTACAGAGGGTATTCAATCGGCGGTCGCCATGTGCTCATGGACGATGGTGGTACAACTGTCGGACTATACAACGACACTGACAACGAATGGCATTGTTTAGCCGTCAATAATAGCTATTTTCGCATCTATCACAACGGCATATCTGCCTTTCAGACACAGACGTACAACGGCACTGGGGTTACATCATCAGCATACGTGTACGACCACGGAAACACGGCAAGAGACATCGGGTTCAACATTCTTCCTGCGTTCAATTCAAACACTTCTGACACGTTAGAAGCTAGGCATTGCGGGGCAGCGAACTACAAAAACAACACGACTGCATACACGCTAACCCTAGCATCAAGCAGCGACCTTGACTTCCCGCCTGGCGGCATAACGACAATCGTAAATGGTGGCTCCTCAGGGAATTACACCATCAACGAGGGGACGAGCACGACCCTGTATTACCTCGAGCCAGGAGTCGGCCTGACTGATACGGCCGGCGGCTGTACTGTTGGGCCTGGAGGGGTCGCCACAATCTGGCGCGTGTCCAGCACCGTCTATTACATCTGGGGCTCGGAGATTACGCCATGAGCGTGAGCGCATTCCCGTATGGCGTTGTGTCGGCTGCCGGAGCAGGAGACAGCGAGATCGCGCTGGCCGGCGGCGGTGTCAGCGCCAGCGTGTCTTCGCCAGGATCGATTAGTACCGGATGGAGGTTCACGTCCGCCGGGGTGATCCAGTATTACCCGAACACCAGCTGGCAGTTCGATAGCAACTGGAGCAACCTGGCGCCGACGCCATCATCCGGATATGAGATCAGGCTCACCGCGTCAGGGGCGAACATCCCATCCTCCGGCACGGCGAACACCTGGCTCCCCCTGACATCGACCAGAACCTGGCTGAACAGCCAGTCTGGTAGTGTCAAGAACATCCTGATGACGTGGACTATCGAGATAAGGAATGGCTCAGGCGTCATCGTAGCATCAGCTGTTTACACCGCAAGATCAAGAATCGTTTAGGAGAGAGCAATGGCAAACGTAATTTCGGACAAGATCACAACGAAGATACTGATAACAGAGGCCGAGTTCCTGACCCTGGTCGCCCAGCGGGCCCAGCAGTCAGGGCTCATCGACTACAGCCCGGATTCCGTGGTCATCAACCCGGACTCCGTGCCGGCAGTGGTCGAGGGAGACCCAGACGTCCCTGGCTATATGCTGACCTTTACCGGCCCTAGACCGGCTTAGTTATCAAAACGACAAGATGTATACTCTTGAATGACCATGAGAAAAAACCCTGAGGAGGATTGATACATGGTAGCTAGACAACGAAAGACCCCGGCCTGGTCCGCGGAAAAAAAGGCCCCTGAACTGCCTAAGGATGCCCCGGTAGGTAAGACGCCAGGCACCAAGAAGGTGTCTGTGATCTCCGAGCAGGATGCCGGCATGATCGCCGCGCTCTTGGCTCGGGTAGACCTGAAGGGTAGCGAGGTTCCAGCATTCAACCGAGTTCAGGCTCTCCTGGCTCACGTATGCGGGGTCAGGGAATTATCGGACGCTGATCTGGTGCCACCGCGGCAGCCGGCGCCCGGACGATAAACAGCACATTCTCACGCTCAAGGAGCCGGAGACATGGCGAGTAAGAAAATTGTAGTGCGTCTCGCATCACCGAAGGACGTCGTTGCCGTTGGCAAGATGCTCCAGGACTGTGATCCGAGACTGCAACTTGGGTACGCGCCCGTCAATGACGTTCGACTGTATCAATGGATTCTGGGCATCATAAGCACAGGAGTCCTTGCGGTAGCCGATCTATCTGGTCGCATCGTTGGAGTTCTAGGGGCAACGCCATACCAGCCGCCCTGGAGTTTGAACTACGCGTACGATGTTGACTTCTTCTACATCATGGAAAAGTTCCGTGGTGAAGGGCTTGAGGATCACCTCATGCTGGCGGTAGAGGGCCACGTTGACGGATTGTCGGAGCAGCTTGGGTACGAGTTACCACTGACGCTCTCGATCAATACCGGAGACCGCGCGGAAGCCAAAGTCCGAATGATGTCTATGAAAAGTAGATACACCTTCACTGGTGGTAACTGGGTCAGGATGACATCAAATGGGCGGAAAGAACAAGACGACGCAGACGAGTAAGCGGGAGATGCCGGCTTATGTCCGCCAGGGTAACGAGGCCCTGGTCGGTCGAGCGCAAGACATCCTCAACCGCGACTACACTGCATTCAATGGTCCCCGTGTAGCGGGAATCTCACAGAACGAACAGATGGCGACAGACATGGCGCGGAACAACGCCGGTCTGTCCCAGGGCTATGTACAGCAGGGCGCTGACGCCCTTGGAAGGCTGACCTCGTGGGATAAGGCGAACGTCGGCGCGTACATGAACCCCTATGTTGAGAACGTCCTCAACAACCAGCAGCGCGGCCTCAATCGCCAGTTCGAAGGCAGACAGTCAGAGCTGGCAAGAACGTCAGGCATGCGCGGCGCGTTCGGCGGCGGCCGGCAGTCAGCCATGGAATCTCAACTCGCAAAAGATCAGCTCGAGACCACTGGCGATATGTGGGGCCAGGGATACAAGAGCGCGTTCGATAACGCAGGCCAGATGTGGAGCCAGGACCAGAACCGACTCATCGCAGAGGCCGGCGCCTACGGCAACCTGGCCGGCACATCGGATCAGTCAACCAGAACAAACATCCAGAACCTGACCGGCACTGGCATGATCGGACGCGGCATCGATCAGGCGCAGATGGACGTCAACTACGCCGACTTCATTGAGCGGCGCGACTGGGATGTCAATAACATGGGGCCATTACTTCAGGCTATGTCTGTGGCTCCTGGCGCGGCAGATACCAAAGAGACCACGACGACTGAGACCAAGCAGAGCAAGCTTGGCTCTGCACTTGGACTTGCTGCTACTGTCGGCGGATTCATGGCCACAGGTGGCATGAGCAGCCTTGGCGGGCTGATTAAGGCTGGAGTCGGATTGCTTGGAAGCCAGGCCGGTGGTGCTGGCGGGAGTGCAGGAGGTCAGATGTGAGCAACTACGAGAAATACGCGGCCAACTTTGGCGCCGCACTTTCAAGCATGGCTAGCTCCCCAATGGGTCCT